GTAGGTTTTGGATATACTCTACCATTTTGATTCTCCGCACCAGCTCTTTGAAGAACACCTTTAACGATAGTTCTACCACCAGCATCTTCTTGCACCTTACCTTCGAATAATTTGGTTTCTATTAAAAGATTCTTCATTTTTAATTATTTAGTTTAATAAGCCGATTGCTATATCTTTCACTTCTCTTTCGGCACCAGCTGCGTATTTCTTATTACAAATTGCAATAGTGTTTCCAGATACTTTAATCATATACATTGGAATCATAGAAGTTGTAAAATCATATTTGATACCAGCTTTCTTTAATTCAGAACCTACGTTCATAAAAGATGTTGCGTTTTTAACTACTGCTTCAATTTTATCTAAATCAGAATCATATCTTCCTTCATTTACTTTTTTACCAGCTCTTAAATCTGCTAAATCATCCCCCTCAATATCACCATCTTTATCTACATCTAATTCTTTTTGGCCACCAACTAATGCTTCGTTCTTTTCACCTTTACCATTCCAAGCCGTATCAATCTTATCAAAGAATGCTTTCTTCTCTTCATCACTCATAGATGGGATAGATTTACCAGCCTTATCTAATGCTTTTTGGAAGAATTGCTGATATTCGGTTTCTTCAACCATTACTTCTTTAACTAATTCTTTTAGTCTTTGTCTTGTTATACCTGCCATATTACATTGAGTGGATTTTCTCCGCTATTTTATTTAATCTTTCTTTGATAGTATTTAAGTTACTATATGTTCTTTTATAATAACCGGTTCTGTCCAAATTGTTTTCAGTTTTTAATCTTGAATACCAATTAACAAATTTTTCTATTTCTGATAATTGAGATTTTACACTTCTCAATCCTACTGCGATTTTCTTTTGTGGAGAAGCATCTTCTCTTTTTAATTCTAACCAACGATTTTCAACCAATTCCATTGCCGATACATCAGCCATTTCCTCATCTTTTTCGTTTTCATCTTTTGCAGGAGTTGCAGTTGGTTTTGCTTTTTCAGGTTGTAAATCCAACACACCCATACTTTCTTTTATCTTTCCTTCTTCTAAATCATCAACAACAGTTCCACCACTAACGGATGCTAATCTATCATTTTTCTTTTTAGTTTGACCAGGTTTGGAAAATGCAGCAGGAGTATCATAACCAGCAACATTACCAGTTACATTCATTTCCTCCAATTCCTCTTCGGATTGAATTTCTTTAACTAATCCTCTGATTATCTCTTTTAATTTATTTTCCATTTACTTTATTCTTTAATTCTTTAACCAATTCGTAAGAAAGCATAATAGATGAAACTTGAGAATCAGAAACAGTCTTTCCAATTTTCATTTTTTCTAATACTGAAATAGTTTCTAATAATTTAATTTTGGTTACTTTATCACATACTTTAGTTTCGATTAATCTCAACTCTTTTGCGATTTTAGGAACTTCAGTAACAACATAATCTTTGAATTTGGTTGTGTTACTCATATTGTTAATATACTCTTTTAACAAACCTTTTTGTTTTGTATCTAAATTAGTATATTTTTTATTAAATGTTTCAACAAGGATTTTATAAGTTAATAAACGTAAATCTTTTTCTTGCTGAGAATAAGTTTCCATTAACTTAACGGATTCTACATTTTTTACTTCTTCTACTTTAGCCGGTCTTGCTATGATGTTTTCAATCAGGGTAATCTTTGAATTGAATATATCTTTGATATCGTAGTTTTCCGATTTTTTAGATTCAAATACTTTGTAAATTGAAGCTAATACTTTGTAATTAGTAATTGGTGATGATAAGAATTGCTCTATTTCAAATTTAGAACCAATTTCTTTAATCAAACCATACTTTTCTTTTGCTAATTTTGTCTCATTTAATTTAGAATGAGCTTGGGATACGGTATCTACAAATTTCTCTGCTCTACTTTCCGTATTATATTTTTCTTTCAAAAGTAGTTCGTACAAACGTAATTCTTTATTAAGTTCCGTTCCGGGAGCAAAAAACTCCTTAACTATTTTTTTAGCATTTTCCGTTTTATCTCCGTTTAATACCTCTAATGTTATTTGTCTTACTAATAATTCAAATAACACTCCAGTATTTTTGAACTTGGAATGTTTTATTTTTTTCATTTATTTACCCTATATTTAACTTACGACCGTATAGTAACACATATAAATATAAACCTTTTTTTATTTATTAAATTTTAGTGTCATCTAATAGATTTTTTTCATCTAACATACCAGATTTCTCACTCAAAATCTTTCGTTTAGCTGAAATTCCATTTACATATTCTTTTGCTAATTTTGCACTTGCTATGTTTCTATTTTCTCTTTTTCTTTCTCCGTGGTTTTCTTTATCACCCAATGGGTCTCTGCCATATGGGTGTTTATCTTTACCATATGTGTTACCTTCTCTTGGTCTACCACCTTTGTCTTGACTCATACCCAATTTTAACTCCTCTATCTCCTGCTCCACATTTTGTTGTTTTGGTGGATTTGCCGGGTCTTCACCTTGCTGTTCAATTGAGTTGTGTCTAAATCTATCTTTAATATCTAATATTACTTTAGCTCTTTCGGTATCTATTTCGTCTTGACTCATATTAAATACATTATGATATACCCAATCCGTAGATAACATATTCATATTTTTAATATCAGTTCCTAATCTTACTTTCTCACTCCAAAGATTTACTTTCTCTTGCTCATAGATTGTAGATGAATTTGTAAGAGTTAATTCAAAGTTTACCATTTCAGCATCATCAATACCTTGAGCTGCTAAGTGGACAATTGCAATTTTAGTTAATTCACTTACTACTGTTCTCTGAATTCTTTCAACAGTTCTTGCAAATCTAACATCTTCTGCTGCAAGAGTTGCTTTACCATTTACATTTTCATCATAAGATAAATAAGCCTTTGGTACTCTTAATGCAGCAAATAATTTATTCTTTAAGTAATCAATATCTTCCGTTGCAGTATATTCTAAACCACTAATGTTTTCAATTGATGTACCACTATCTCCACCACGTACAGGTAAGAAGAAATCTTCCGTAAGGTTTTGAATATTGTATTTTAAATTGTAATCACCTGTGTTTCTATCAACGAATGGAGTTTTCTTCATTTTGTTGATAATCTTTTGCATATAGTTATCAACCTCCTGTGGTGGAATGTTACCAATATCAATTTTGAATACTCTTTTTTCAGGTGCTCTCATAATACGATGGATTAACATCGCATCTTCCATAAGAGTTAATTGTTTCCAAATTCTTCGTGCACCTTCCAACATTGATTTACCATATGGTAGGAAGTTTGTATCTGAAAGTAAACGGAAATGAGCCATCTCATAGTTCTCATATTCCTTCTTTCCAATCTCATCTAACTCCACTTTAAACTTAACATAGTTTGGATTTTGTGGGTCAGTATTTTCTAATCTTTCCGTATTATATGTTGAATATGGTTTTACGTTTACAATACCAGTATTCTCACCAATCTCTAATGCTAAAAAGAAATCACCATACTTAACCATATTACGAACCCAAGGCCATAAATTAAACTCTACGTTCATTACATCGTAGAATAGGTTGTGTAGTGATTCTTTTACATTTTCGTTAGATGATTTAATTGTTAGTACCTCACCATACTCATCCTTTGTAGTTGATTCATCCGCATAAATGTCTAATGCCGATGAAAGTATCGGGTCATTATCCATTGCATCATAATCTCTGAATAGTTCTCTACGAACTTGTGCGTATGCCATTGATTGTGCACCACCTTGTTGTTCGTAGAATGATTTTTGTAATTTTGTGTACCTGTCACGCAGGTTCATAAAATTCGTATTGAATTGTCTTTCGTCAGTATCTACAACCTTACGTTTTCCGTCTTTATCAATACGGACAACGGCTTGGGTTGAAAATAATTTTCTTAATCTACCAAAAAAACTTCTATCATCAGTTGCTTCTGCCATAATTTTCTATTTTACCATTTTCTGCAAGACCAATACCTTGCCTTTGTTCTTGGACCAGGATTATCACAGTTATGTCTTGCTCTAAATGATTTTCTTCTATCTGGGTTATCTTTTTTAATTACCATACCCTTTTGTCCAAAATTCACTTTAACAACTTTTCCAGTCTTTGGGTTCTTAACATAAACCTTAAACTTTTTTACATCTCCCTGCATTGGTTTACCCAACTTTACTTCCCTTCCCTGATATTCAGCTTCAAATACACAATTACAATTTGCCTCATTTAATTCATCCGAGTATTGTTGTAAGTATGCAAGAAAGTCATCCATATCTTCTTGCTCAACATCCAATTCATCATAATCATCAATTGGATTGTCTTGTGGAGTATCACCCATAGCATACGCTTGGTCTACATACTCATCTTCGTTCAGTAAAGATTTTAACTTAATCATAGTAAATAGTATTTTGATATATACAATAAATATGTAAAAATATTAAAACACTACAACCATTGGGTTAAATCTTCGAACTCACCACCAACTCTCATCTTCCAAGGATTCTCATCCATATTAGATGGTGAATACACACCTTCGTATGTATTTGCTGTAATTCCAGCTACTGCCATTTTTGTTAAATCAATACCCTCTTGTCTTAATCTTAACGCAGTATCTCTTACCCATAATCCGATAGAGAATGCCATCACCAAGTCATCGTTATAACCCTTCATAGCTTCCGCTCTACCGCTTGAATATATAAATGTGAACAACTCATCAATTAATCGAGAAGAACGTACTATAACCGATTTCTCTCTGAAATAATCATCCAACTTTGATATGATTAAAGGTCTTGTCTTTGATGTTGTTGAAAAACCAGCAACCAATCCTCTATCTTCTGCTCTGTATCTATTGTTTAATTGATTCTCAACATCTACATATTTCAAATCTTTACTCATATAGAATAGGTTACGATATCCTCTATCAATTACTTGTTGAATTGTTGCCCAACCAATGTTTGCATTTTCAATTACTAATAACGCATCATTGTATTCAGTTGCAATTGCCACTAAAAAGTTTCCAAAATCTTTCGTATCCATTTTACCTTTGTACTCACCAACTTGCGTTGCCGTTACAATATCTATAATATGGAATGTAGAATAATCGGCACCATCTCCTCTTGCAACGTCAGCTACAACCATATATGATGCGGTTGATTTTGGATATTCCCATCTCCAAAAGTTGTTATCTATACCACCCTTTGAAACAGGTTCTTGAACATACGTTTCTTTGTAGAACATCAATACATCGGGTTCAATTACACTATCTCCGGATGAAATAAAGTCACAATCACATTCTTGTGCTGCACCTTTCTTTCCCAATAATCTTTCTTGCTCATCTCTCCAACTTTGGTCTCTTTCAGGGTGAACAGTCCAATGTAATCTGATTGTATTAAATGGATTTATAGATGATTCAGCATCACTCCAAGTTTGGTGAAACCAATTACCCACACCATTTGGAGTTGATAACGCAATACACGCACCACCCGTTGATAGAGTAGATTGTGCTGATTTCCAAATCTCATCAATATCATCAATGAAAGCTGCCTCATCAAATATTAGAAGTGATAATGCTTCCGAACGTCCTGCATCAGGTGAAGAAGCAATTGCTTTGATTTGAGAACCATTTTGTAATTTAAGTGAGAGTTTATTATCTTCTAATGCACCACCCTTTAACCACGATGGTAGTAGTTCGTACATTACTCTTACCTTTGTTACTAAGTTCTTTGCAACATCTTGCTTTGTTGCGATAACCAATACGTTGAAATCTTGGTTGAATAACATACTCCACAATGAGTATCCTGCTGATAATGTGGAGATACCAGTTTGACGAGATTTAAGAACTATATTGAAACGATTGTTCTTAAATTCGGTTAGTGTTTTCTCTTGAAACGGAAATAGATGAAATGGTATTTTACCTTTCACCGGATGCTGAATCATACAATACTTCTTCATAAAGTGTATAGGGTCACTAGCACACTTTTTGTATTCTTCTGCAATAATTTGCTTTAGAGATTTCTTTTGTTGTATTCCGTTACTCATACTAAATCTTTAGGTGGCTTTACTAAATCGTAATTTTTATCTTTTAGTAATTCCCAAGCTTCGTTTCTTAATTTTGTAACTTGTGCAACTTCGGTTTCTACGTTTGCAATTTCAAGTAATATTTCAGCTTTTAATTCTTCAACAGGTCTTTCCATAGTCCACTTTTCAGTTGTACCATTTTCGTTTACATATTCATATTCCTGCTTTGCATCTTTATATGCTTGATTGAATTGAGCAAGTACGTCATTACCGTGGTCAATCATATTTGATGTCATTTTATAGGTTTCATATGCATCCCATAATCCATCAAGACGAATTTCTGTTTCTTTTATAGCAAGACACGTTATACAATATCCTGTTTTGGATATTAGCTTTTTATCAACTCTACCTAATTTGATTGTTTTACATCCCACACCTTTACATCTATTAAGTTCTGCTAAATAGTTTCTAACTCCAGCCATTGTATCACTTAACGATGATATTTGTTCTTTACCCCATTCTTTTTGTTCCCATTGAACTCCGTTTGAATCAGTCCAAGTTTCTCCAACTTCTCTTGTAATATTAGCTTCAGGATTTACTGATAATGAAATTTGTGCATTTGTTTCATATTCTTTTCCACGCAACACCATATCCGACAACTTTCTACGAGTCGGATGCATATATTTTCTATTGAATTCTTTTGCCATATTATTTCCTATATATTCGTATATATAAGTATATACTTTTTGGAAAAAACGTTAAAAATTATTCGTAGAAAAGACCTAATATTTGATTAAGTGGAGCGAATGCTCCTGTTAATTTGTAAGTGTTTCCGTTATATACGAATACGATACCTTCGTTTGGAACTATCTTCTCAAACCCACCCAATGCCTGTAATCTTTGTAGTTCTAATTTAAGTTTATCCAACTTTTTAGGGTCTCCTAACTTCTTAACATCTTCAACCGTCTTATGTAATCTAGCTACCATTTGTTTAGTTGCTTCGGTTGGATTTGCCGTAAGTACCGATTCCATAAATGAAAGAACATCAGCCCCAACCCCTAAGAATATTTCTTCAAATTTCATTAAGTTATCTTTTGCTATTTTAGCTTGGTCTTTCTTTTCGGTATTATCTGCCCAACTTCTTAACTTAGGGTCTTGTATTGTTGCTATTCTAAATCCTTTATCTCCAAATGCCCATCTCTTAACCAAACCAATCTTTTCTTGTGTATCTAAACCTTTTGCGTTTTTATCCACAAAGTTACTCCACCATGCTTGGTGATAATCAGCTACACCATCATTATCAGATAAACCAAACTCACTTTGTAGTTTAGATATCATACTCATATACTTTGATTGTAGCTTTGATAAATTCTCACTCTTTGGTAACTTCTGCATTGGAGGTCCCTGAATTGTGTATTTAGATTGAACGTGTCCATTTACTTGCTTAATCATACCAGCTAATATTCTTGCTGATGTTTGGTTCTCTCCTACAATGTTACCATCAATATCATAATCAAATGTACCGTGAAATACTAATAGTGGTTGGTTATATGGAATCACATTTACCGATGTTGGATATATTACTTCCAAATTCATAAAAGAACTACCATCGTTGAATACCTTTTTTCTTTGAGGTTCGGATAGTGAACCAATTGCTTTTGATAAATCACTCATAGCAAAGTTGTAAGCATCGGTTAATCCACCTCTACCAGCAAACTTATCTGCTACCTGTCCTATTGTCATAGCACCCTCACCTTTGTTCTTCAGATGTGATTTATTACGAGCTGCAACTAATCTACCATTTACCCAACTAATTGCTAATGCCTGCCCATCTGTCTTTTCTCTTGCTACATCCAAATCCCCAGTAAGTGCTTTCTTAACAATGTTCTTTAGGTCAGCAAAAGTAAGGTTCATTTCAATATCAAACGGATGGTGCATGTGTCCATAGGCGCCTCCCTCCATTATTAAATCTTTACTTTCATTTACCTTTTTAACAGGTTCATATCCTTTCTTTTGTGTATCTTTAGTATCCGTTTGGTGACCTGGTTCTATTTCTCTATCATCATCAAAATCAATTGTATCTAATTCAGCAGGATGTCCATAATCAGGTGCATATGATGATGATTTATGATGTTGTGTAAAATTATGGTCAGCAGTTCCAACTGGTTTATGATTTTTTGAAGTTATTGCCTCAAATGCTTTATTTTTAACTTTATGCCATCCACCACCAGGCATTGTGAATATTCTTGCAGGTATTTTAAATGTAGACCCTATTGGAAACTTACTGAAATACTTACTATCTATATGAACTATCTTTGTAATAAATTCTCTAGTTTTATTATCAACTCCCACCAACTCCACTTCAATAGGAACTACTTGTCCATTTATTTTAAGTTTACCACCATATATTCCAGCTGCTATCTCTACTATAATTTCTTCCGTTGTATAAACAGGAGTTGAAGATTTGAAATCATCTTTTCTCATTATGGTTTTAGCAATCAATTTGTTTGCTACTGTCATAAATGGAATGTTGATTTTAGTTCTATTATCTTTAACAACAAACTCCTTATATTGTTTTACAAATTCTAAAAATTTCTTTTTATTTTTTGCCAATCTTTTGAAGAAACCAGTTAGTTCAGCTGGTGTTATTTGTTTACCATTACGAGGGTCATTTAATCTTTGAAAGAAATGGTCAGTTTCTTTTCCCAACTCAACATCTTCAGGAGATAATTGTTGGTCAGCATATTTTTCAACCTGGTCTAAATCTGATTTAGCCATTTCTGCCATCTCCGTTAAATCTTCTGGTTTAGGGAAATTGTATTTTAATATACGATTGTACTTATCAGTCTTACCATCGTTTTGGTCATCCGTTGGTAACTTTTGGTCTACTGCTTTTTTCTTTTCAAACTCCGATGGGTCTTCGTGATAAAACGACCAACCTTCTAAATTATCTAAATAGTATTCTGCATTATTGTAATCATCCCAATCTGCATTCCACATTGTACCGCTAGTTGCATTACCATCATTATAGAATGCACCATTACCACTTGCCTCTTCAATTGGTTCATACTCATCATTATTAGCCGCATCTAATTTCTTTTTAGTTTTAGCAACATCTTTTGGATTTGGTGCACCATTGATATATCCACCTGGCAAAGATAAACCTACACCAGCTCCACCACCTAATCCCATTTCATCTAATGCGGTTATATATTCTTCAGTAATTTCGTTTAATTCTTCTTCCGATATTAATGATAAATTTTGATTAATTTCAGTATCTTCCCAAAATCTTTTTGGTTTTTTAATTTTTTTCTTTGGTTTTACTTCTTTCCAATCTTCAACTTTATGCGGGTCTTTAGCTGGGTCTAAATCACTTGTATCCATATTGGTTACTTTATAGTAAACTTTTCTAAATGTTGAATCTTTATCTCTATCTTTTCCTTTACCTCTAATCCAATCACCTTTCGGTACATGTAATTGTGTATAAGCACCTTGCTTAAACCAAGGTTCTGGTTTTGCTTTGTTTATTATTCTCTTTTGCCCATCCGCAACATATCCAGTTTCAGGTTCACCCCTATCGGCTTGATATCCACCCAACGATGATTCATTTGTTGGTATTCTAAATGTAGTTGCTTTCTTACCATTGATAGTTGGCATACCATGCTCATC